ATGAGCAACCCCAAGATCACCTCAAGGTTAAAGGCTGGATACAAGAGATTAGAGGATAGTTCTATAACTTCAGCTATCTCTCTCAGGCGTATGGTTACAGAACAGTTAGTCAAAGAGGCTAAGGATACAGACAATAACGAATCATCACGCATCAGAGCATTAGAATTAATAGGCAAGATTTCAGAGGTAGCTTTATTTACTGATAGAGTAGAAACAAGTACCAATGATAAGACGAGTGCTGAGATCAAGCTGGAGTTAGAGGAAAAGATACAGCAGATGTTCGGCACACAGCATTAATGTATGATAGTCAGTACCCACTATCGTTAAAAGCCCCTATTAATAACCCCACCACCCCCCACCCCAGCTATTAAAATTTTTTTGCTGACTGTGGGTACATACTATTTTACGCAAATAATTTCAAATTTTTCATAATCCATAGGGGGGGGGTATGTTTTTTTTGTCGACCAACTTCCTACTATCTTTTTATTATAAATGTTCGTATAATGTTCTAAGGTACCATATAGCATGGGGGTATATATTTTATGACAGAGAAACAATCTAAGCTGTTACTAGCAATAGAAAGCCATTGGGATCAATTTAGTTGTGGACCATCACTAGACTCACTAGCAGATGCTCTAGGGCTATCTTCAAAGAGTACAGTTCATGCAATGATTAAGAGATTAGAAGAAGGTGGCTGGGTAACCATGCAACCGAATAGATGGCGTACTGTAATGAGTACCAGAAACAACCCAATAAAAAAGTTTCAGAATACTATTGACGAACAAGTGAAGATGTGAAAGTATGCATATAATGGGTAGAGCTATCGCTAGAATAAAACTAGCTAGTATTAAACTAGTTTATTTTATATCTAGTTATTTAATATCACCTAGTATTAAACTAGTAGAGTTGCGTGGCATCCTTAAAACTTATCTTTACACTCTTATTCAGAGTTCTCCATACTCTGTTTATTTTTTGGGTGCCACAATTTGAACATTGACTTAAGCAAAATAGATCAGCTACCTAAAGAACAACAAGATGCTTTGCTTGATCTTGTGCATCAATACGAACAAACAAAGAACCAAGAAGATGCTGGTGAAGATTTCTTATCTTTTGTTAAGCAGATGTGGGTTGCCTTTATTGAGGGCTACCACCATAAGATTATGTCTGATGCTTTTAACAGAGTTAAAGATGGTAAGTTAAAACGATTGATTATCAATATGCCACCCAGACATACCAAGTCTGAGTTTGCATCTTACCTATTACCTGCATGGTTCTTAGGTTGTTTCCCAGATAAAAAAATTATCCAAGTAGCTCATACCGCAGAGTTGGCTGTTGGATTTGGTAGAAAAGTAAGAAACCTTGTAGGTTCAGAAGATTATAAAAAAGTATTCCCTAATGTTGGATTGCAGTCAGACAGTAAGGCTGCTGGTCGTTGGAATACAAACAAAGGCGGAGACTACTTCGCTATCGGTATAGGTGGTGCAGTTACTGGTAAAGGTGCTGATCTACTCATCATAGACGATCCTCACTCAGAGCAAGAAGGACAAAGCAATGATCCTTCTGTTTTTGATAAAGTCTATGAATACTATACATCTGGTCCTCGTCAGCGTCTGCAGCCCGGTGGTGCGATCATTATCGTAATGACAAGATGGCACAAGCGTGATCTGACGGGGCAGATTCTTAAATCATCAACTCAAAGAGATGGGTCAGATGAATGGGAAGTTATAGAGTTTCCTGCTATCTTGCCCTCAGGTAAAAGCCTTTGGCAAGAGTTTTGGGATATAAAAGAATTAGAAAAGCTAAGAGCAGAACTGCCAGTAGCTAAATGGTCTGCTCAATACCAACAAGACCCTACATCAGAAGGGGCTGCTATTATCAAACGAGAGTGGTGGCAAGAATGGGATGCTGAGTATCCACCTGAGTGCGATTTTATTATACAGTCATGGGATACTGCATTTTTAAAAACACAGCGTTCTGACTTCTCTGCGTGTACCACATGGGGTGTTTTCTATAAACCAGACGATGATGGCATTACACAACCACAAGTTATATTATTGGATGCTCACAAAGAAAGACTAGAGTTTCCAGATTTAAAAAAGAAAGCTTTTGAAATGTACAATGAATGGCAACCCGATGCTTTTATCGTTGAAGGTAAAGCTGCAGGTATGCCATTGATATTTGAATTGAGACAAATGGGTATACCTGTGTCAGAATATACTCCAAGCAGAGGTAATGATAAGATAGCTAGGGTTAATGCTGTAGCTGATCTATTTGCATCCGGTATTGTTTGGGCACCTGATAGAAGATTTGCAGAAGAAGTAATAGAAGAATTTGCTGCGTTTCCTGCAGGTGAGCATGACGATTTAGTTGATTCAGCAACCCAAGCTTTAATTAGATTTAGACAAGGTGGATTCATACCCTTATCTTCAGACGAAGAAGAAGAATACTTTCCACCAAGAGAAGCAAATTATTATTAATGAAAATTTATATTACATCTTTTATCCATGATGGCAAAGAATATGAAGGACCAAATATTCATGCTGATTCATTTGATTCTGCTAGTATTATGGCAGAAGGGCAGGGTCTAAAAGTATGTGGTGAGCTTACAGAAATACTACAAGACATCACAGATAAAGACTTAGATAATAATAAAATATTACATTAGGAGATTAAATGGCAGAGAAACCATTACAGACCCCAGAAAAAATTGTTGAAGATTCTCCTTTAGAAGTTGTAGTAACTAATCCAGATGAGGTTGCACTATTAACTGAAGATGGTGGAATGGTTATTGATTTTGAAGAAGGTTCTGAGTTCGGTACAGAAAGCTTTGATGATAATATCGCAGAGTTCATGGATGAATCAGACCTTGAATCATTAGCAAACGAACTTGTGGGTTATTACAACTCAGACAAAGAATCCAGAAAAGATTGGGAAGAAACCTACACAAAAGGTTTAGATCAATTAGGATTAAAGATTGAAGATAGAACTTTGCCTTGGCAGGGTGCTTGTGGTGTATTCCATCCATTGCTAACTGAATCAGTTGTAAGATTTCAAGCTGAAACTATCACAGAGTTATTTCCAGCTAAAGGACCTGTTGATACTAAAATTGTTTCAGATATAGACCAAGAAACTCAAGATCAATCTTCTAGAGTTAAAGATTATCTTAACTACTTGCTTACAGATAAGATGAGTGAGTACAGAACAGAAACTGAAAAAATGCTATTTAACCTGCCATTGGCTGGTTCTGCATTTAGAAAAATTTATTATGATCCAGCATTAGAAAGACCAGCAAGTATGTTTGTGCCTGCTGAAGATTTTGTAGTTAGCTATGGTGCATCTGATCTTAGCACTTGTGATAGATCAACTCATGTAATGAAAAAAAGCACGAATGATATTCGTAAGCTACAAGTTATAGGCTTTTACAGAGATGTAGAACTACAAACACCATCTGCAGATTACTCTAATATACAAAGCAAGTATGATGAATTAACAGGCGATAGATCGTCTTATGACTTTGATCAAAGGCATATATTACTTGAAATGCAAATTGATCTGGACTTAGAAGGCTTTGAAGATAGAAAAGATGGAGAGCCTACAGGCATAGCATTACCTTATGTGATTACACTTGATTATCAATCAGGAACTATTCTATCTATAAGAAGAAACTTTTTAGAAGATGATCCTTTAAAGAAAAGAAGACAACACTATGTACACTATCAATACCTACCAGGTATGGGATTTTATGGTTTTGGATTGGTTCATTTAATTGGTGGTATAGCTAAATCAGCTACCAGTTTACTTAGACAATTAGTAGATGCAGGAACTCTTTCTAATCTACCCGGTGGTTTAAAATCTAGAGGATTAAGAATTAAAGGAGATGATACTCCTATTATGCCCGGTGAGTTTAGAGATGTAGATGTACCCGGTGGTGCTATTAAAGATAACATTACATTCTTACCATACAAAGAACCATCAGGAACTTTGTATCAGTTACTACAAAACCTAGTAGAAGAAGGCAGAAGATTTGCTTCATTAGCAGATATGAAAGTATCTGACATGAACAACCAAGCACCTGTTGGAACTACACTTGCTTTATTAGAAAGATCGTTAAAGGTTATAGGATCAGTACAATCAAGGATTCATAACTCTATGAAACATGAGTTACGAATATTATCTAGAATAATTTTTGATTATGGTCCAACTGAATATCCATACGATATTAAAGGCAAAGAATTAATTAAAGAAGACTTTGATGGAAGAATAGATGTAGTTCCTGTTTCTGATCCAAATGCAGCAACTAAAGCACAAAGAATTATGCAATATCAAGCTGCGTTACAACTATCACAACAAGCACCACAGATGTACAACATGGAAGAATTGCATAGACAAATGCTTGATGTACTAGGTATTAAAGATGCAGATAAGATTGTTCCATTAAAATCAGAGATACTACCTACAGACCCTGTATCAGAAAACATGAACTTACTAAACAGCAAACCTGTTAAAGCCTTTATGTATCAGGATCATGAAGCACATATTAAAGTACACATGGCTGCTATGAGTGATCCGAAGATGAGAGAAATGGTAGGGCAAAGCCCAAATGCTAATTCTATACTTGCAGCCTTTACTGCACATATTACAGAACACATAGCGTTTCAATACAGAAAAGAAATTGAAAAACAAATGGGTGCTCCATTGCCACCACCTGATGAACCATTGCCAGAAGATATTGAATTGCGTTTATCTGAGTTGGTATCACAAGCTGCTGAAAGAGTATTAGCAGATAGTCAAGCTGAAGAAAGACAAAAAGAAGTACAAGAAAAACTAGAAGACCCTGTAATTCAGCAAAGAGAAAAAGAACTTGAGATCAGAGCATCAGAAGTACAAAGAAAAATGCAAACAGATGCAGAGAAGATTGCAGCAGATTTACAGAAGTCAAAAGCAAATCAAGAGATTGAAAAAGAAAGAATTGCATCACAAGAAAGAATCGCTGGTGCAAAAATTGGATTTGATGCTGCAAGTGATAATGCAAAATTGTCTAGCAAAGAAACTTTAGAAGGTGTTAAGATAGGAAAAGAAATTGTAGAAACACTTTTTGATGATAAAAAATAA